GGACCCGAAGAAGCACCACAACGCGCTGCGCGCCGAGCTCCGCGCGCTGGCCAAGCAGCACGGCAGCCTGGCGGACTGACCCATGGCGGTGAGCGTCGACACCATCCTCGACAGCGTCAGCGTGACGCTGCTGGACACCGCTCGCCGCACCTGGTCGCGCACTGAACTGCTGGGCTACCTGAACGAAGCCTTGCGCGCCACCGCCTTCGTGAAGCCGGACATGTACCCGGTGCGCGGCTTCCTGACCATGGCGGTCGGCATTGCGCAAGAGTTGCCGGCTGACGGCGTCGCGCTGATCGACGCCACCGACAACGAGGCCACGGGCCGCACGGTCACCCAGACCGATCTGACGCTGCTGCAGGAGGAGAACCGGTTCTGGCCGGCCGCCACGCAGCAAGCCGAGGTGGAGAACTACGCCGCCGACCCGCGCACGCCGCGGCGCTACTACGTGTTCCCGCCCAACGACGGCTCCGGCCGCCTTCGCGTGACCTACGGCGCCGTTCCGGACGCGCTGACCGGGTCGAGCGGCGAGGACATCCCGGTGCCCGATAGCTACCAGAACGCGCTGACCAACTTCGTGCTGGCCAAGGCGTACGCCAAGAACAGCAAGAAGCAGGATCTGAGCAAGACCAGCGCGTACACGAACGAGTGGCGCTTGGCGCTGGGCCTGAAGTCGCAGGCGCAGGTGGCGCTGGCGCCCAAGGTCGCGCAATCGCCGGGGGTGTCATGACCACGTTCGTCAACGTCTTCGACCAGCTGGCGCCGGTTGCGCTCATTGTGCGCAAGGCCCCCAGCACGACGCTGCGGCGCATGTACGTCAAGGCGTTCCGCGACTGGTGCGCTGAGACGCAGTGGCTGCGGCAGACCGTCACCGGCGCCACGATCGCTGACACGCAAACCTACAGCCTCGGCAGTGACCCGTACCTCGAGATCGTCAACATCCGCGCGATGTCCGGTCTGCCGACGGTGCCGGGCTCGCCCAGCACGTTCCCGATCGTGCCGGGCGACTCGAGCGGGTGGGACCCGAACAACCAACCGATGCAGCCGCGGCAGTACGCCTACTTGCCCGAAGGGCAGTTTGCACTGTGGCCGATCCCGGACGCGGTCTACAACCTGACCGTCAGCGTGATCCTGCAGCCCAAGGACGGCGTCGCCCAAGTGCCCGCCGAACCGCTGCGCAAGTTCAGCAGCGGCATCGAAGCCGGCGCGCTGATGCACCTCCTGCGCATCCCCGGCCAGCCGTGGAGCGATCCGAACATGGCCGAGAAGTACGAGAAGATCTGGAACTCGTGCGTGAGCAACGGCAAAGCCGACGTGCAACGCGCCTACAACACCGGGTCCATGCGTGCGCGGCCGCGCGCTTTCGTCGTGGGGAGATGACATGGGATTCGGTATCACGCCAGCCACCGGCTTCCCGCCGCAAGCCTCGGACGAGTTTCCGAACTACATCCAGTTCCAGAACCAGGGTACCGACCTTGGCCTGCCGAACGTGGACACGGTCAACTTCGGGCGCAACCTCACCGCGAGCCGCGGCACCGGCGAGAACGCCAACGTGGTCACGGTCGTGGCCGACGCTTTCACGTGGGCCGAAGCCACGAACGACTACCTGCTGAGCAGTGACGACCTCGGCAACGGCGTCAAGGCCACGCACAACTCAGGCCCGGTGGTCGTCACCGTGCCTGGCGACACCGAACTGGGCATCACTACCGAGGACGTCTCGGTGCTGATCATGCAGGCCGGCGCCGGCTCAGTCAGTGTGGTGGGGCAAAGCGGCGTGACCGTGAACGTGCGCAGCGCGCTGCTTCCCGAAACGGCAGGGCAATACGCCGTGCTGTCGTTGATCCATACCGGAGCCGACGAGTGGGTGCTGTGTGGTGATCTAGGGGTGCCTTGATGCGCACGACGCACGCCGGCGCGTTGATGCCGCACATCCCGGCGCCTGACCCGGCATTCGACCAGGTCGTCTTGCTGCTGCACTTCGACAACGACGACGAGAACCCCTACCCGGACTTCTCTTCGTACCACCGTGGGACAACTACCACAGGGCTGCTGGCCACCGACACGGTCAACTTCAAGTTCGGCCTGGGGTCGGGCATCTACGACGGTACGAACTACCTCGAGTGCGCGAACAGCATCCAGTTTGGTTTCGCCGGCGACTGGACGATCGAGTTCTGGGCCAAACGCACGGGCGTCTCCAGTGCGGTGAGCCTCAACGTGATCTTCGCCAACGAGATCACCGGGGGCGGCACGCAGCTGCGCTACATCACCTACAACCCGGTCACCAACAAGTACAGTTACCGCGGCCCTGGTGGCGTGCTGTCGGACTTCACGGTCGATGCGCCGCTTAACACGTGGGTGCACGTGGCTGTGACCCGGCAGGGCACCACGGTGCGCGGTTTCCAGAGCGGCGTGACCCAGTTCACCGCCGGCGTGGACAACAGCACGGCAGTGGCGCACGCCATCACGATCGGCGGTGGCCTGGTGGCTGACTGGGGCACCAACCAAGGCTTTGTCGGCGAGCTCGACGAGTTCCGCATCACCAATGGGCTCGCGCGCTACACCGCAGACTTCACGCCGCCCACTGCACCCTTCCCGGACGCCTGAGACATGCGCCGCGCCATCGATTCTTTTCGCGGAGAAGCACCCCGAGTCACGCCGCGGGCGCTGCCGGACAACGCCGCGCAGCAGGCGGTCAACGCCCAACTGTTCACCGGCGACCTCAAGGCATGGCGGCAGTTTGCGACGGCCAAGGGGCTGGCCAACAGCGGCTCAGGGCCCGTGCGCACGATCTACCTGCTCAACGACAAGTGGCTGTCGTGGGAGGCCGATGTGGACGTGGCGCGCGGGATCATCCCCGGCGACACGACGTACCGCACCTACCTGACGGCGCCTGACCTGTACGGCGAGCCGCGCTTCACCAACTACGCGCTGGCCACCACCGGCGCCGAGCCGTTCCCGGTGGCCACGCGGCCGCTGGGCGTGCCCGCGCCGACGTCGCCGCCGACGCTGGTGACGGGCATCGACGAGACCGCGACGACCTTTGCGGTGAACGTGCTCGACGAAGGCGATTCCCTGACCGAAAGCTGGACGATCTCGGGCACCACGCCAGGCGTCAGCGCCGTCACGCAAGACGCCGTGGTGGGCAACCCCGCGCCCAGCTACGCGCTGCTGGCGAACAACAACGCGGGCATCCCCGCCTACGCCTACCGCAACTTCGGGATCGCCTCCGGCACGGCGGTGCGCGTGTCATTCGACTGGTCGTATCAGAACGGCGCGACTGACGCGCAGATGATCGCCAACGTCATGACGGGCGTGCTCGGCGCTGGCATCCAAGTCCGGTACGACTCCAACTTCGGACGCTTCTCGATCTCGGTGGGTACCGGGTGGGCGTCCACCGGCTCCTCGTCACTGACGTCGGATGCCATCGCGCTGCTGTCGCACTCGACCTGGTACACCGTGGTGGTCCAGATCATCGTCAACAGCGACGGCACGCAAACGGTCACGGCCAGTCTGTACCAAGGCAGCGGCCTGATCAGCGCGCTCACGGCCACCAACATCTTCTCGTTGGGCGACTACGTCGGCTTCGTGCACGAGACGTCGTTCACCGGCCAGAAGACCTACTACGACAACATCCTCGTTCAAGCCAGCGGCTCGACGGGCTACGTGCCTGCCAACCTGGCGACGAACTACGTCTACACCTTCGTCAACGACCTGGGCGAAGAGAGTGCGCCGAGCGAGGCCAGCGTCACCATTCTGCGGCCGGACGGCATCAGCGTCACCGTGACGACGCCGACGGTGGTGCCGTCGGGTGTCTCGGCCGACTACGCCATCACGACCAAGCGCATCTACCGCGCGGCCACTGGCAACGTGGGCACCGAGTTCCTGTTCGTGGCCGAGATCGCGCTGACCACCGCCGACTACGTGGACGTGCTCACGGACGCGCAACTCGGCGAGGCGCTGGAGACCGAACTGTGGGATCTGCCGCCTGATGACCTTGAAGGCATCCTTGCGCTGCCCAACGGCGTGATGGTGGGCTTCCGCCGCAACCAACTGTGCCTGTCCGCGCAGGACCGCCCGCACGCGTGGCCAGTGCGCTACCGCCTCACCACCGACACCGACATCGTCGGCATCGGCAACGTCGACACGACGGTGGTGATCGGCACGGAGAGTTTCGTCTACATCGCCAGCGGCAGCGAGCCGGCGGCGTACAGCATGAGCAAGTTCGAAGTGCCATATGCGTGCTCAAGCAAGCGCAGCTTCGACTACCTCACCGGCATCGGCGTCGTTTTCTCCAACCCGGACGGCCTGATGGCTGTGCAGGGCGTGGGTCAGATTCGCAACCTGACCGACAGCGTCTTCACGCGCGAGCAGTGGCAAGCCCTCGACCCCACGAGCATCGTTGGGGTGTCGCACAACGACATCTATTTCCTGTTCTGGGAGTCAGGGTCCAACCGCGGCTGCTACGCGATCGACATGAAGCCCAACGGCTTTGGCGTCGTGCAGATGGCCTTCCACGCCAGCGCGTCCTTCGTCGACCCGATTGAGGACAAGATGTACCTCGTGCTCGACTCGGACAGCGAGCCAGACGACCCGAGCCTGCCGATTCCGGCCGCGCCGCCGGTGTACCTCGACGGGCGCACGATCTACGAGTTCGAAGGCAACCCCTCGGTCGACATGACCTACCGGTGGCTGAGTAAGCTGTGGCTGCTCGAGCGCCCGGCGTGGCTCACGATCGCGCAGGTGCGCGCCGAGGACTACCTGAATCTGCTCGTGCGCTTCTACGGCGATGGCGTGCAGATCAGCGAGATCGTGGTGACGGAGTCGACCGAGTTCACGCTCGACGAAGCCGACGAGTACGAGACCTTCCAGATCGAGATCCTCGGCACGTCGACCGTGCGCATCGCCCAGGCCGCCGAGGATGTGACGGAGCTCGGCTGATGGCTGTCGACGGCAAGCCAGCCATCACCACGCCGGGGCAGTTGGTGCTGCGGCCGGTGCAGGCCGCCGTCGCGGCTGCGCGCCAGCGCATCGAGAAGCTGGAAAACGCGGTCACCGCCCTGCAGAACGCGGGCACGACCAGCTTCGACGCGGTGATCCAGTCCCTGCGGATCACGATCGCGCAGCTGCAGACCCAAGTCGCGCTTCTGAGCGGCGGCATCTTCGACCCGCAGAGTGCGCATCTCGTCTTCGCCGGGCCTACCAGCGGCACACCGGACGAGCCGACGTTCCGCGCGCTCGTGCAGGACGACCTGCCCGACATCAGTGCGCTGTCGGCGCAGTCCGGCGGCTTGGGCGGTGACGAACTCGTCGCCGTGCAACTCGGAGGTGTCTGGTACCAGACCACCGTGCAGGACATCGCGAACCTCGCCTTCTTCGGCAGCGGTGGCGGCGGTGGCGGGGCAGTGGACAGCGTCAACGGGCAAACGGGCGTTGTCGTTCTGACTGCGTCGGACGTGGGCGCCGTCGAGAGTGTCAACGGTTTCGGTGGGGTCGTCACGATCGACGCCGGCGATGTGGGCGCGGTGCCTGGCGCCGAGTACGTGCCCTCACTGGCCAGCGGTGTGGACGGCAGCGAGTTGGCCGTGGTGTTCAAGGGCAGCGGCTACTACGTCGTCACGCTCGCACAGATCGCCGCCTTGGCTTCTGGCGGCGGGGCGGTGACCAGCGTGAACAGTCAGGTCGGCGCCGTGGTGCTCGACGCCGGCGATGTCGGTGCAGTGCCCGGCACCGAGTACGTGCCGGCGCTGGCCAGCGGCATCGACGGTGACGAGATCCTGGTCGGGCAGAAAGGCAGCGGCTACTACGCCATGACCGCGCGGCAAGTCGCTGCGTTGGCTGGCACGTACACCGCAGCGTCATCCGCGCCCGGCAGTCCCCGCCCAGGGGACCGTTGGGTCGATCTCGACACCGGGATCCTCTACACGTACTTCTACGACGGCAACAACTACGCATGGGTGGAGTTCTGATGGATTGCTACGTGATCGACTTCCCTGCGTCCCCGACAGCGGGTCAAACCTACACCTACGGCGGTCGCACCTGGACCTATGACGGTAGCGGCTGGGTGAGGAACAACGCGTGATCGACTTCCCAAGCAGCCCAACCAGCGGGCAGATCTACACCTACAGCGGGCGCACGTGGGTCTGGGACGAGACTGGCTGGCAGCGCCAGATCAACGCCGGGCAGCAGGTATCGGTGTTCACGCTGGTGAGCGGCCTGGTGGAGAACAACGTCGACCCGCTGCCGTACCTCATCAGCGGCACCTGGTACGAGCTCACCTACGTTTGAGGACCCACCATGTCAGCAACTCTCACTTGGGCTAGCAGCGGCGCGGCCGCCAAGACCGGCACGACGATCAACACGCTGTTCGACAACCTCGACACACTCATCACTTCCAAGAGCGGTGACGCGACGTTCTTCTGGCAGGTCGCCAGCAAGAGCAGTGCGAGCACGCCGTTCTACCTCGTGCTCAAGCCCAAGGACGGAAGCGCCGGGCGGATCCTGCTGCTGTGCTACACGAGCGCGCCTGCAGGCAGCAACTCGGCAATCTTCGACACTGCGGCCACCACCAACGTGCTCTATGGCGCGTACTTCCCGGCTGGTAACGTCGACACGCCCAGCAACCTGACGGCCAGCAGCGGCACGATCATGGGTGACGACACCGGCGCAGTGAAAGTGTGGGCCTCGCTGTCGATCGCTGGCATCTATGCCGCCAGCGTGCAGGCCTACTATTTCGACAGCGCCGAAGCGATGGTCTTCGCTTTCCAAAACCCGGCAGGCAGCACAGGTCAATTTGCCGGGGCGGGCAAGTTGCTCGTCGATGCGTCCGACAACGCCTACAGCGCGGTGTTCTCTATCGGGACGGCCACGATCTCCAACTGGGGGTCGCAAACCGCCGTTATCCCGTGGAGCACAACCGTACCGAACGCCGGTTCGAACACGGCGTGCGTGCGTACCAATTACGGAGCCTCCAACCGCGTCTACTTCCAGGCTTGGATCCCTGCGGGCGTGTGGGCCACCTCGTCCGTCAGCAGCACCGACATCCTCACTGATACCAGCAATTCAAAGGCGTGGTTTGTGCCTACGCAGCTGCTCGGAGTGACCAAGGGTGAGGGTTTCGTGCTCAAGTTGCGCCAGATCGGCATGGGCCCGGGCACAACCGGTCCGCTGGTCCCTTACAACACAACCGGCCCGGTCGTCGCAGCCCGGCAGGTCAATCTTGCCACCACTGGCGGCAACGGATTCCCGTGGATGACCAACTTCAAGATCTGATGATCTCCGGCACCACGTTCACGATCGAAGGCCCCGAGATGGTCGAGGCCGCCTGCCGAGGGCTGCGCCGGGGGGTTGCCTACCCTGCCGAATTGCGCGAAATTCAGGCACAATGCGAGCAGGAACGGGCCATGTGCCTGGCCTGCGAAGACGGCATGCTTGTCGTCGATCTGCGGCCCGGTGCAGAGGGACTCGAGCTTTTCGTATGGATCGCCATCGCTTTCAAGCACGGCGCATTCGAGCGACAAGACGCCGCACTCGACCTGATCGGGCGCGATCTCGGAGCACAGACAATCGCCTTCATCGCAAGGCGCAAAGGCTGGGCGAGGCGGCTGGGGCCGGAATGGCAACGCCGCGGAACCGATGGATTCGTGAGGCGCGTCAACTATGGGCGGTGGTAAGGATCAAGTCGAAGAGACCCCGCAACAGCGGGCTCAGGTCGAGTTCGCTGTCAACCAGCTTGCGGACTACAAGAAGCGTTGGCTGCCCGTGCAGCAGCGCCTCGCCACCGCCGTGCAGGAGATGGGCAAAGAAGGCTCATCGGCGCGCAAGGCTGCGGCCGGCAAAGCCAATGTCGACTCCGCGATCAACTTCGAAAAGGCGCAGGGCGCCGTCCAGAAGATGCTCACCGCCGGCGGTGCAGCACCGGGCTCCGGCAAGTTCGACCTGGGCGTCACCGGCGTCGAGTCCGACAAGGCCGCGTCACGCGGCGTGGGCATGGCCGTCGCGGATCAGCAGGTCGACGACGCGTACCTGTCCGGTCTGTCGGCGCTGGCCGCCACCGGCAAGGGCCAGCGCGCGCAGGTCGCCGACTCGCTCGGTCGCCAGGCTCAGCAGAGCTCGCGGCAGGCCCAGGCCGACGCCGAGGCGTCCGTGCAGCAGCATGCCGCGCAGGCCGGGCTGGCGGGGCAGTTCGCCGGTTACGGTCTCCAGAGCGCGTTCGGCGCGCAGCCGAAACCGCAGGCGCCCGGCATGGGCACCACGGTGCTCGGCGCGCAGGCCGACGGCTTCACCACCAACCCGCAGTACGGACCCTGACCATGCCAGTTGGCGTCTACAACTCCACGCCTCGCGCGAGCCCGACCCCGAACATGTACGGGATCAGCCCGGGTTCCAAGGACTACGCGGCGCAGACCTACGCCGCGATGACCCGCGACCAGTGGGCGAACTATGTCAACACGTTCGTGCCGCTGGAGAACCAACTCATCCAGTACGCCACCGACCCGACGCAGGTCACCAAGGCCATGTCCAACGCCAGCGCCGACGTGAACGCGTCCTTCAACCAGCAGGAGGGCGCCGTGCAGCGCCGCCTGCGCGGCCTCGGGGTGACGCTGGACGCCGACCAGCAGGCAGCGCAGAAGCGCCAGTTCGGGCTGAGCCGCGCGCTGGCCGACGTCGGCGCGCAGAACATGGCTGGCGATCTCACGCGCCAGCGCCAGCAATCCATCCTGGGCAACCCCGCCCCCGTCACCGGAGCATGACATGGCAGGTGTAGGCGCAACCCTCGCAAGTCTCGGTGCAGGCCAGCAGCAAGAGGCCGGGCAAGTGCTGGCCAACGCGGCCGACCAAGAGACCAAGCGCAACGCCGACAACAAAGTGCTGGAGCAGCAAGAGAAGGCCGGCAAGATGCAACTCGGTTCGACGCTCGGCGCGTTGGGCGGCATGGCGCTGGGTGCGCAGTACGGCGCGGTTGGTGGCCCCCTGGGCTCGCTGATCGGCGGCGCCGTCGGCGCAATCGCGGCCGGCCTGTTCGACTGAGGACACACCATGGCTGGCGTCTACGAAGCACTCTCCCGCGGCATCGAGTCGGGCTACGGCATGGCCCGGCAGGGCCAACTCGACGAGCAAGCGAAGAAGCAGCGCGAGTTCGAAAACACGCGGCAGACCGAAGCGGACAAGCGCGCCGAGCAGGACCTGTCGCTGCGCCGCGATACCGAGGCTCGCCAGCAGAAGCGGCTCGACACCGCTGACCGTGCAGCCCGCGTCAAGGAGGGCATCGCCGCTGGCGAAGCCGAGATCGCCGACATCGAGAAGACCGCGGCGGCGCGCCAGTTGCAGGGCATGCCGGTGGATCCGGAAGACGCCAAGCGGTACGGCACGCTCAAGGCACAACTCAAGGCCGCGCGCCAGGAGTCGCTGGACTTCTTCTCTCGCGTGCAGACCGGCCAGACCGACATTGGCGAGGCCACGCCCAAGGATCTGTACCTGCACTGGACGCGCGCCACG